TGTTAAAAAAGACGACTTTCTTCGCAATATGCTTATCCATGTACTGATTACAGACCGTAAAAAACATCTGCGTGGTAAAGTCGTAGATATAAGTCAGATTGTCAGTATTAAAAGTAAGCTGATAAATTAAATGTCCATCTTGTTTGAATAAGAAGCCATATGAATCTTGTGGCTTAGTTAATTGTGCTAATTTAAAATTAATCCCATCATTTGAAATAGTTTTGCAGTCGTTCCCATCGGAAATTACGATAACCGGCCCCGATTTCTCGTTGATAGCGAGCCAAACGACAATGCTGTCGCCAAAGGCTATCGTGGCTTGATTGGCACACCCATAATCGATATTAAAGCCACTGCTGCGTTGATATCGGAATATTTGTTGACCTAAATCAAACCATGATTCAGTACCTATACGGCCCATAACAAAAAGGACATTTCCTCTACCTGGAAATGGGAAACACGCTAAAGGGATATCTGCTTTTGTTTGAAATGTACCCACATGTGAAGCATCATTAGGCCATGACGTACTTGTCACTAAATCATTTAAACGCCATGTAGGCGTAGCAATATCTGGTGCGATAAATGATCCATTTTGGTAAGCAACATAACCAGGCTGAAAATCTAATACGGAAGTCGATAACGTCGACGTTTCATAGTTAAATATATAAATATTTTCTTTATCGCAGATGGCTATTTCTTTCTTCTCATTTTCAGCCATGTATACATCACCTTCGGCGGTATCGATGGTAGCAATTAATTCAGCGGATAAATTAGGCGATATGACATATATTTTGTCTGAAATGACAGACAGCATGTTGCCATAACGAGCACTATTAAATAATCCTCGACCTACACCGCCTAAATCCTGGATAAGTTTATAGCCGGCATAATCAACTAACATGCCATCAGAGACGATCATGTTATAGGTTTCAGCTTCGGATATTTTGGGATAACGTCCGAATTGATTACCACCTACGATTTGAACAGGGATATCTGATTGAGGCATTATCCTGGCCTCCATGAGTGCCCTATATTCACATCGGCCCAATTAATACCGAATTTACCTGTTAGCGTAGATAACTTGTGAATCGTTAAATCTAAAGGTGCAATACTGTTATTAATCTGGATTTCTAATGCCCTTAATTTCTTTTCGTTAGCAGGTGTTAATGTCGTGTTATATTCACCGCAAATATATTCAGTCAGAGCATATCTAAGATAAGTAATATAAAAACGGTCATAAATGGTTAATAAATCGGTATTTAATGCCGCTTGATTAAGACCAAACTTACCTACTAAGGTCATCGGATAGGCAGCAGCCGGCAGAAAATAGACATAGACCGTTCCTTCGTTTAACCCTCTTTCCAAATGATAGTTAAAAGGTAATGAACTTATATTATCGACACGACCTGAACCAAAATAGGTGGTTCTATTTTGTTCCATCATTGAATAGCGAACAGGGCCGATATTAAACGTTAAGCTATCGATCTCCAGAAGATTAGGAATAACATAAGTCTCCTGACCTGGAACCGCATTAAAATGATAGACCGTATAGTACGGAACAAGCCCAATATTCGCTGACTGAGTGCCTAATAAATCATTAAGCATGTCTAGTCCATCAGATATCTGATCACCACTTACCGTCTCAAAGACGCGCGCAACTACGCCTGATAAATACCAGGCGTTCGTTATCAACTTAGTAACGGTATAAGCCATCTATTATCTCCATTTATCTAGAGTGATAATTGGATGGAATAAATAGATAGACTTAATGCATCGCCTGCGTTTCCTACTTTATAGTCAATAGAGGCATTCCCACCCGCTAACGCCGTCAGCACACTAACTTGTGAATCTTGTTCTACGGCCGCTACGATACCTTTTTGCTGTAGACCTGTTGTACTTGTTGAACCTGTCGGTCTTAAATTAAACGCATTACCCGCCGCCTGTGGTGTATAAGAGGCGATTAATGTAATCGGCGTATTGTTAATAGCAGGAACAAAGTTTAATAGACTAATCGCTGTGAATGTAGTGGCGACACCAGCACTTAAAATGGATAACGGTGTAGCAAAAACAAAACTTCTTTCGGAATTTATTCCAGATTGAGATATTGGCAAGAACTGTGCTGTTCCATTAGTAATACAGATACCTATTTGTTGGATAAGATCATATCCCTCGGGCATTACAGGTATCGCAGATAATGAAATAATCGCGCCTGTTGCTTTAAATCCATTCGACGCACTAATAATAAACACGTTATAAAGCTTATTATTGCCTACCGTTCCTGTATCTAGTCCATTTAATCCAATTGCTGCACTAGATATAGCGATAGGTGTTGAAACGACCATATCATAAGTGTTGGTATTGTCTCTTAATTGACCATTCGTTACATTTAGAGCCGTATTTGAAGTGACACTTAATACACAACCATTAATATAGTGAACGGGTAAATTTACAATTTCTGTCATATAAAATCCTTTTAAAAAAAGGGCGGCAGGGAATGACCGCCCAAATTAACCATTAAAGTGGAAAGCAAATACGCATGGAGTATTCAGGTACTAAGGTCGAACCCCAAATACAGTCATGCACAAATCCCCGTTGGTTTTGACCAAATAAAGAACCGTAGTAATAACGTAGTGATACGGCTGTGTCTGGGTCGTGGTCTGCGGCGGTGGGGAATGGGGTTTCTTCCGGTAATCTGGGCATCGCAAGGAATAAAGCTCGGCCACCGACAACCAATCCGGCACGGTGAGAAGGAACAACCTTAACTTGCATGCCTGCAACAATATTGCTGGTAATATTTTGGTTAGCGCTGCCATTGGTTGAAACAAGCGCAGGTGCAATATTGACTACAACATTACCACCACCATCAGAAGCTGCATCGGCTGTTGCTCTGAATTGAACGGGTTGAGCAGAAGGCGTATGACCAATAAAGGTTAAATAACGTAAATCAGGCTGGCCTGTCACGCCGTCTTGAAATTGGAATAAATCACCCGCTTTAATCGCATTAGCATCAGTTGCCGTTGCGCCACTGAAGGTAATTTGCGTGATGTTGGCACCCGTTGGATCATTCGTACTAACCACTGTTAATGGCGTAGCGGGATTAGCATTACCAACCGTACCGGCAACGTGAATAGGTAACAAGTTAGATTGATAGAAAGAAGCTTCTGAGAAGTCACCTAACCACCAAGAGCTAGCGATTTCTTCGTTACGTTTTAATACAAATTGATTTAGTCCACTATTAACAATAGCTGGGACTGAAACCATTGGTAAATAAACTTTCGTAGAGTCATAAGCCGCGCCAAAATCACGGAAATTGGCCAAACATTGAGCTAATTTTCCATATGAGTCGATGGGCGTAATTCCGTCACCGAAAAACCGGAATGGGCCTGAGGTTGCGTCAGGCGAGAAATTCCCATTTTCCGGATCCAATGGTACACTACTTGTGGCATTCTTTGCAACATTAGATTCAATAACGTTAGCCAACTCTTTAATCGCTGACTTACCGAACTGATCCATATAGCGTTCAGAATTAAAAATAAATTGCTGATTACTAAACGCATAAGAAGTATTAGCCGCTTGTTTTACAGCTAAATTTTGCACGCGTTGTTGCGATGCTTGGAAATTAGCAATAAGCGTATTCGTCACCGTATAGCGCGGCGGGAGGTCGAAAGAAATTACATCGCCTAAATTCGAGTAATGTAGGATAATTACCTACAAATACATATATTCAGTTAAAGTCGTTAGTTTTAACCCGCTTTTTACAGCTGCTCATAGTTACCTATGAGTCTAGACTATATCTTCTACCACTTGGGCAGTTGGGCGCTTCGGTGGACTTCCACCTACTCTCTTGCGAGATAGTCGTTGCACTTTCTCCTTTCGGAGCTTAGCTCAGGATTACCCTATTTTATTAGGACTTCCCCTGAATTCACCCAATTATCCTATGCAAATTGCTTTGCTAGGGGCCTATTTAGTTAAGCCTCAATCTTATCGAAATCCTTGAATTTGGTGTTTGCGGTAGAAACGAAACAACATGAATTTAATAAATATGCTAAACCGGAACGTTGATAGGTAATAACCTGTTGTAAAATATTAAGGGGCAGTGCCATC